ATCGTTCCCATGCCCATCGAGTCGCGGGAGACGTGCAGGCCATCGGGAACGGCGGCGACGGCGTCGAGGACTTCACCCTCGGAGACGTAGCGTCCGCACGTCACGCCGACGCATTGGGTGCCGAACATGCCGCGCCCGGAGTAGTCGCGCCACTTGATGTCTGCCGCTTCGAGGGCCGCGATCAATTGCTTGGCGAATTCGTTCATGCGGGCCTCCGTAGGCCGTTGAGGTTGTCGAACGTGCGGATGTAGGCGTCCATGTCATCCGCGACCGTGGGGCCGGGGATGGCGAGGTTGCAGGGCGATTGCCGGGTGAACAGGTGCGCGGTCAAGGCGTGCAACCGGGCCGCGTAGGGCGCTTCGGGCTCGGCGAGCTTGCGCGCGGTCGAGCCCCACATGCTCTCGGGTTGCAGGGTCGTGAACTTGCGGGCGCGCGCGTCGAGTTTCTTGACCGGGGTCGGTACGCGGTCGCTCAATTTCTGCCGCTCGGGGTTGTTGACCGGGAGAGCCATGAGGCGCACGAAATCGGCGCGCAGGCGCTCGTCGGCGTCGGCGCGGCGGCTCATTGCTGCCCCCCCATCTGGCGGATGAGGTCGGCGGCGGCGGAGGGCGACATCCTGACGCGCAGGGTGACGGAGTCATCGCTGACGAAGTCGATGGTGATGTCGCTCGGCAGGCCGGGAACGTACCAGTTGCCGTTGTGTTGCGCTTGGCGCGCCACGGTGCCGGCGGCGGCCGCGATCGAGGCGTAATTGGCGGCGACGGCGGAAGCGAAGCGGTCGCGCGAGTGGCAGGCTTCGAGGGCCTTGGCGTAGAGGGGCGCGGCGGCCGGCAGCAGGCGGCGCGCGATCTCTCCGGCGGCCTTGGTCGGGGCCTTGGCGGCGGAGAATCGGATCTCCGGGTTGGTGGCGTTGTACTCGACGTCGCGCCCGGTGCAGACATTACCCTTGCCGTCGCGCGGCCAGTTGACGGACGCATGGATGTAATCGCCCTTGCGATCCTCGTAGTAGTGCAGGCTGATCGAGGGGGCGTCGGGCAGGGCGATGCATTGCCACGCCGAGTAGGACGGGCCGATTTCGCATTGCCGGGTGACGGTGCCGCCGAGTGCTGCGGTGATCTCGTCGAGCCGCTTCAGCTTTTCGTCTTGGTTCATGGTCGGGTTCCTGTGGTTGGACTGGTGCAGGCGCACCGGCATGGGTTGGTTCCCATGCCGTTGAGTTCTGCTAGAACGGGACGTCGTCGCTCACGTCCGCCGGGGCGGGCTCGGGCTTCGGCTCGGGCTTCGGGTAGATGTAGGCGTAGCACTCCATCGGGCCGCCGTCGTTCGCCCACTCGTCGCACAGGCGGGCGACGACGCGCTCGGCGATCTTGCGGGTGATGTAGACGCCGACGATGCACAGGCGATCGGTGCGCAGGACGGCGTCGGTGCGCGAGCAGTAGGCCGGCGAGGCGATGATGACCGGGAACAGGCCGGCTTTGTGGGCGCGCTCGGCGACGTCGGCGGCCGCGCCGTTGTCGATCGAGAGTTCACGCGCGGACTGCTCGTAGGCGGTTTGGAGTTCGGTTTGGGCGTAGTCGTGCATGTCAGGCTCCACGGTTCGAGGTTGTCATCTTGCGGGCGAGGTCATAGGCGGCCGCGATCTTCTCGCTATTGGTGTCGATGCGGTTCAATTCGCAGGAGGCGAGGGTGCCGGCGATGTCGCGCAGGGCCTCGAACAATGCGCCGGGGGCGGGGCGGGGGTGGGCCTCGGGCTCGATTGCCACGGGGCGGCCCTCGGTTTTCCAGAGGGTGAGGGTGACGCTATACCCCTCGGTGGCGGGGAACCGGGCGCGCAGTTCACGGGCGACCATCTGCGAACCGAAGTTCGGGCCGACCGTGACCTTGGCGAAGTGGCGATCGTGCAGGGCGATGTTCACGACGTATTCCATCAGTTGCTCCGGGTGGCGTGGAGGAGGGAAAGGGCAAGCTCGATGACTGCGCAAGCCGCGAGGATGTCGTAGGGAGTGAGCAGGGCGGTTACTCGAAAGTGGCGTAGCCAACGGCGTTGCCGTTGATGTCGAGGAGGCGGATGGACCCGACGATCGGGGGCGCGCAGGTTGCCTCATCCCCGCCGTCGAGCCTGTCGGCGACTTCGCGCAGCATCCGCGCCAGTTCCGCGTCCCGCTCGATGACACTCGAACCGAACGCGGCATTGGCGAATGCGATCTTGACGACGAATTGCCGGGCGGCTGCCATCACGCATCCATCCACACATGGGCGGCGAATGCGGCGAGCCCGACCGGGGGCGTGTGATCTTCGTCCGCGAAAATCGGGGCGAATTCGGGGCGGGCGAGGGTGTACGCCACGTCGACGGCGTCGGACTGGTGTTCGAGCCACTCCACTTGCTCCGCCGTGAGGGTGACAGCGTCATCAACCTCTCCCGTGGCTGTGGCGCAATCGTAGGTGCTGCTGTAGGTATGCCCGAGGGCGCGGGCGTAGACCATCGCCGGGGTCGCGTCATCCATCGGGTCGAGTACCAGAACAACCCCGTGCGGTCCGTGCAGCGTGCGCTTATTCATTCTCATGCTCCTGTGGATTTGTCTTTCGTCGAGGGTTCCGGCTATACAATCCGTGGCATTGTTCGCGTGGTTGTCGTCGGTCCCTGATTGAACTATAGCGTTACCCGCTACACGATGCAACAAGAATCTTTGTGGCAACTGACAAAAGGTTGACCCATGTCAAGAAAGCCCGCTGCGAAACGTGCTGCCCCGAGGAAGAACGGGCGACCGTCGTCCTACACCAAGGCGATTGCCACAGACATTTGTGTGCGCCTTGCCAACGGCGAGCCCATCACGAAGATCGTGAAACTGCCGGGTATGCCGTCGCTGCCGACCGTGTACAGGTGGCTCGATGCGGACAAACCGGGGTTGAAAAGACCCCCGATTAGCGCGGGGTTCCGAGAGCAATACGCACGCGCGAAGCTCGATGCGGCGGAGACATTGGCGGCGGAAATCGTGGAAATCTCCGACGACCGGGGGGCGGATTCAACCGTGGCGACCGACAAGGAGGGCAACCCGCGCATCCTTGCCGACCCTGTCGCCGTGCAGCGTGATCGACTGCGGATCGACGCGCGCAAGTGGTACGCCGCGAAGCTCAACCCGAAGAAGTATGGCGACAAGATCCAACAGGAAGTGACCGGCGCGGACGGAGGCCCGGTGCAAACCGTGACGACCGTCGTCGAGGACGTGCAGGCCCGGTTACAGGCGATTCGGGCGAAGATTCAAGGCGTTGCACCGAAAACGGGCGGCTAGAACGGCGCAGGAGACGCGCCACGGAAGGCCCGGCTACCCTTGCCTACCGGACTCTTGCCCATTTCCTGCCCATCTTGCCGATCCTGCCGACCGACCCTGCCTACCCGATCCGGGTACGACCATACCCACTCGCTGACGTGAGCCATCAAGCAATGCCGACCCTTGGACAAATCGACGGGGGATACCGGAAAACGCGGGCAGATACCCTGCCCCTGCCCCTTTGTCCTATGACAAACGGTGGACAGGGCTGAAATGGCCGCCGTTCCCCTCAAGGTCTTGTCGCCGACCGATCAAGCAACCCTGTGGGGGCTCCCCTTCGGCGAGCGACTGGTTGACGCTTGGGCGGAAATCGCCACCCTCGGGGCGGATGCTCTCGCCGACCTCGGCCGGCTCGATCGCTTCTACCTGTTCGTCATCCTGCTGCACCGGGCGGATGGGATGCACCCGTGGATCTACGATCGCTGCCGGGAAGTCGAGCGTGAGCCCGACGGCTGCCTCGATCTCTGGTCCCGCGAGCATTACAAGTCGAGTCTGGTCACGTTCGCCGGCTCGATACAGGAGATCATCAAGGATCCGGGTATCACCATCGGCATCTTCTCCCACACCAAGCCGACGGCGCGGAAGTTCCTGCTCCAGATCAAGGCCGAGCTAGAGACGAACGCGGACCTCCATCGGGTCTATCCCGACTGCCTGTACGACCATCCCGAGCGCCAGTCTCCCCGGTGGTCCGAGGAGAAGGGGCTCGTCGTGAGGCGCGACAGCAACCCGCGCGAGGCGACCGTCGAGGCGCATGGGCTCGTCGACGGGCAACCGACCGCATCCCACTTCGCCTTGCGCATCTACGATGACGTCGTGACCCTCGAATCCGTGTCGACGCCGGAGCAAGTGGAGAAAACGACTGCCGCGCACGCCCTTTCCGACAACCTTGGGGCGCGCACCGGGCCGCTTGGGCTGAAACGGGCGTGGCATGTGGGAACCCGCTACAAGTATTCCGACACCTACCAGAACCTCATCGACCGCAAGGTACTCAAGCCGCGCATCTACCCGGCGACGGACGATGGGACGCCGACCGGCAACCCCGTCTTTCTGACGAAGGCGCAGCTTGACGAGGCGCGCCGGCAGCAACCGTCCGCGATCTTCGCCGCGCAGATGTTGATGAACCCGTCTGCCGGCACCGAGGCGATGTTCCGCAAGGAATGGCCGCGCTTCACCGACATCCGGCCCTCCACGATGAACGTCTACCTGATGTGCGACCCGGCTTCGAGCCGCAAGAAGGGCTCCGACAACACGGCGATGCTCGTCGTCGGGATCGACGCGGGGCGCAACAAGTACCTCTTGGACGGGTACAAGCACAAGATGGGGCTCGCCGAGCGGTGGCAGAAACTCCGCGACCTCTACGGGTACTGGTCCGCGATGCCGGGCGTCCAGATCGTCAAGGTGGGCTACGAACGCTTCGGGATGCGGGATGCGATGGAGCATTTCGAGGAGCGGATGCTCGTCGAGCGGATCGGCTTCGAGATCATCGAACTGGCATGGCCCTCGGAAGGGGGGAATGCGAAGTACGACCGGATCCAACGCTTAGAACCGGACTTTCGCGCCGGCAAGTGGTACTTCGCCGCGTCGTTCGAGCAGGAGACGAAGGCGCAGCGGATGGTGCGCGAGGCCGGGCAGGCGTATCGGGTGTTCGAGCCGGTGCGGCGCAAGGATCACGAAGGCAACATCTACTCGCTCAACAAGGCGATCTTCGACGAATTCATCCCCTATCCGTACTCGGCACACGACGATGGGCTCGATTGCCTGTCCCGGATCTACGACATGGACCCGGCCCCCCCTGTCTTGATCGACCGGGAATCCCTCGAACCCGAATCCTTCGTCGATGGAGCATAGCTTGGGCAACTTCTATGCTCCGAAGCTCGCTAAGAACGTCCCGGAGTGCTTTCCCAACGCCACGGTGTTCGGTCGATGGCGGGAAATGGCGCGCAGTCAGAATGCGGTGGGGGAGAACGGGTACTGCACCGACTGTACCCCCGAGTATCAGGCGGTCATGCGCGAGACGGGGCGCTGCCGCTATCCCAAGACGACGTTCCACATCGACTCGGACGGTTTCATCTACGGCCGGCGTGCGGTGGAGGATCGTCGCATCGAGCGAGTGAAGATCAAGGAGGGTGGCGGGAAGCGCGCTTACTCCCTCTTGATGCTCGCGGTTTCCCCTGACGGGGGTGCGGTCGCTATACCATCACGCGGAGACGATGAGCCATGAAGCCGATCAAGCCAAAGAGTTCTGTTCCGACGAGTTCTGTGCCGGCGGTTGCCGTTGCGCCCAAGGTTGTCGCATCGCCCGTAGGCAAGCCCAAGCCCGTTGCAGCGGTCTTGCCCCCGAAGTCGGTAGCGCCACCCAAGACAGTCCCGAAGGTGGCAGCCCCGCATCCGAACAAACTGCCTCCGAACACCCGTCACAAGGCGGGCGCGCGGGGGATCAAGTGAGGCGAAAACGGTGAATGGTAGTCAACCCGAACGATCCGCACGTCATCCACATCTGCATGACGCTCAAGACGATCAGCCCGCCGTTCAACGAGGGGCAGGACGTTGAGATCACGTTCAAGATTCCCGAGTGCGGGGAGTTCAAGGGCGGGGGCTCGCTGAACGCGATCATCGACGCGCGCGATGCGCGGAAATGGATGCTTGGCGACCACTACAACATCAGGATCAAGCGGGCATGAGGCGGACCTACGACGTGATGCTGTCCTCGATCGAAGTGGGCGGGTACGTTCACCGCGCCACGATCGAGGTTGGCAGCGGCAACGACCGGCGATGGGTGGGGATGCGGACGGATCCGAGCTACCCGACGGCCACCCCCGACCCGGAGATTCGACGCCGGCTGTGGCAGGGGTGTGTCAAGCAGTTGCGCAAGGAGTTCTGACGTGGCGGATGACAAGGTCAGGGTGACGGTGCGGGATTGGGCAACGGAATGCGCGATGGCCGAGGCGCAGGACGTGTTGGACTCCCCGTTCCGGGGCATCGTCGCGGTCGAGAACGCGCAGACCCCGGTGGTGTACGAGTTCAGCAATGGCCGGCGCTTCCGGGACTCGAAGAAAAAGCCGGGGGTCGACTGATGCGTGAGTTGAACCCGGACGAGGACGCGGAAGTAACCAAGCTGATGAACGATCATCGGGTAGAGACGAGCCTGCTTCTGGTCGGGTATCGGGCCGGCATCTATGCCGGGTTGCGCCGCGCCCTGCTTTGCGTCCGCCGGGATCCGACGCAGCAAGCGGCAGCGGTAGCAATCACCAACGAGATTCAGGCGTGACGGCGCGGGGCGACACGGCGGAGTACGACCGCCTGCCCGAGCCGGTGCGGATGCAGTACACGTTCGAGGAGTGGATGTGGCTCTCGGACGCGGAGAAGGCGAACTTGGTTTCACGGGAAACATCGTTCGAGGACGGAGGCGCATGAACCACAAGCTCTGCCAAGCCCTGAACCGGGCGCGGCTGTTCTACCCGCCCCGCTGCCATGCCTTCGAGGCGTGGTTCGCGGTCAACGTCGCGTCACGGAGGAAATAATGGATCTGTCCGCCCTGCTTTGGCTGTTCATCGAGTTGATCCTGATCGGCTGCGCCTTCGGCGTCGTCCTGTTCATCGTCAGCGTTCTCCCGATCCCCGACCCTTTCAAGGGATGGCTGCGCATCGCGGTTCTGGTGCTTGGGGCCATCCTCATCCTGTTCTGGATCGTGTCGATCCTCGGCGGCGGCCCGCATCCGCTGTTCATGCGGAGGTAAGCATGGCGGAGATTCTCGTCGTCACCGATGCCGAGTTCCGTGGCGAGGTTGCCGCCAAGGAAATGTCGGACTCCGTTGGTCCGCTGTTGGCGTCGACCTACCCCGGCTATCGGTGGCGGGTCGAGGCCGACCCGAAGAACGGCATCGTCGACATCCGCTGCGAGCATACGAACTGCAAGTTCGGGTACACCCTGATCCCATCCCGGTACTACTCCGAGACGCAATGGCGCGCGGCGGTCATCAAGGCCGGCGGCGAGATCCTCGAACGCTTCAACATGAGCCGGCGCAGCTTCGACGCGGTCGATTTCCTGTCCCGTCCGCGCGATTTCGCCGGCCTCATTCACCCGGACCTGTGACATGCCCGACAACGAACACCCGCTCGACAATCAGGATCAGACCAACGTCGCGGTCAGCGCGACGGGGCCGTTGTCGGATCAAGACGCGCTGCGCTTGGCGCGCGAGGCGTTCACAACCTCGACCACCTACTTCGATACCGCGATCCGGGGCGGGCTCATCAACGACCTCCGCCAGTTCCAAGGGCAGCATCCGCAGGGGTCGAAGTACCTGTCCGAGAATTACCGGGCGCGGTCGCGCTTCTTCCGCCCCAAGACCCGGTCGGCGGTGCGCAAGAACGAGGCCATCGCCGCCGAGGCTTTCTTCTCGACGCAGGACGTCGTCTCGATCAAGGCGATCGACGAGGACGACGACATGCAGCGCGCGAGCGCGGAAGTCCTCAAGGAGTTGGTGCAGTACCGGCTCAAGCACAGCATCCCGTGGTTCCTGATTGCCTGCGGCGCGTATCAGGATGCCCAAGTGCAGGGCATCGTCTGCTCCTACCAGTTTTGGGAGTTCAACGCGAAAAAGCGCATCGACCGGCCGCAAGTCAAGATCAAGCCGCTCGAAAACATCCGCTTCGACCCGTCCTGCGACTGGTATGACCCGGTCGGGACGTCACCCTACTTCATCGAAATGATCCCGATGTACGTCAAGGACGTGCGGGCGCGGATGCAGACCCTCGATCACACCGGGGCCTCGAAGTGGAAGCTCATCCCCGACACCGAGATCATCAAGGCGACGACCATGTACAGCGACGTCGTCCGCCTGCAACGCGAACAGGGCCGGGTTGACCCGCGCTCGATCAGCGGCGCGATCGGCGACTACGCAATCGTGTGGGTCCATCGCAACATCATGGAGATCGACGGCGAGGACTACGTCTTTCACACCCTCGGGACCGTGTCGATGCTCGACACCCCCAAGCCCCTGCGCCAAGTCTACTTCCACGGGATCCGGCCGTATGTGATCGGGTTCAGCGTGATCGAGACGCACCGCGCCTACCCCTCGGGGCCGGTCCGGCTGACGTCGCAGATCCAAGGCGAACTGAACACCAATGCGAATCAGCGCATGGACAACGTCGCCTTCGCCATGAACAAGCGGTACTTCGTGAAGCGGACGGCGCAAGTCGACCTCCGCTCCCTGCAACGCAACGCCCCGTCGTCGTCGACCATGATGAACGACCCCGAGGGCGACGTGAAGATCGTCGAGACGCAGGACGTGACCGGCTCCGCGTATCAGGAGCAGGATCGGCTCAACCTCGACTTCGACGACCTCATGGGCGCGTTCTCGCAGGCGTCGGTCGCCTCGAACCGCAAGCTCAACGAGACGGTCGGCGGGATGAATATCCTGACCAAAGACGCCTCGCAAGTGACCGGCTACCAGTTGCGGACCTTCGCCGAGACGTGGATGGAACCCGTTCTCAAGCAACTGATCCTGCTCGAACAGAAGTACGAGGAGGATGACGTCGTCCTCGCGCTCGCCGGCAAGAAGGCGCAGCTTTTCCAGAAGTTCGGGATCGACGAGATCACCGACGAACTGCTCACGCAGAACCTCACCGTGGACGTGAACGTGGGCATTGGCGCGACCAATCCGCACGACCAGTTGCAGAACTTCATCCAAGGGATGACGGCCTTCAAGGACATGATCGCCGACGGCGTTCTCGTCCAGTACGGGGTCGACGTGGCGGAAATTCAGCGCGAGATCCTCGGCAAGTTGGGCTACAAGGACGGCAAGCGGTTCTTCCCGGACGACGGCGGCGATCCGCGCGTGTCGGCGCTCTTGCAGCAGATCCAAGCGTTGCAGCAGGCGCTCTCCGCCAAGGAACCGCCCGAGGTCATCGCCGCCAAGGTCGACAAGCTCAAGGCCGAAACCGAGCGGATCAAGGGTCAGCGGGTCAAGGAAGGGGTCGAGGCGCAGTTCTCCGCCGTGCAGACCGCCGAGGTCATCGCCGCCGTTCCGCAAGTCTCTCCGGTCGCCGACGCGGTCCTGCAAGGCGCGGGCTACCAGATCCCGAATCCGGCCGGGGCCGACCCGAACCTGCCGCAAGGCGCGGGCGGCGAAGGGCTCTCGGTCCAAGGCGTCATCAACAAGCGGACCGGCGTGGGCTTCACCCCGCCGGCCGGGCCGGGCGCAGTCGTCCCGGCACAGCAGAACACCAGTCCGGGCTCCCCGCCCATCCCCGCGCAACCCGCCTCGCCCGCCGTTGGGTTGGGGAAGGGCGGCGAAACCATGCGTCCCGATAGCCAAGGAGTCTGACCATGCCTGACCCCGTTGTTCTAGACCGCGATTCGCCCTACGCCGTTGTCGAGGGCGACGACCAAGGCCGCGCCTTCGAGCAGAACGGTGTGTTCTTCAAGCTCGACGGCAGCGAATGGACCGAGCCGGCCGGCATCGACGACCTCTACGTTTTGGGGCGGCGCAAGTTCGCCCGAGGGTCGCTCGAATACGTCAAGGCATCGACGCTGTCGCAAGACGTCGAAGTGACCGAGGCGGCGATTCTCACCGGGCTCGGCTACACGCCGGCCGACGCGGCGGCGCTCGGGACGGCGGCCGCCGCCGCCACGACCGATTTCGCTACCGCCGCGCAGGGCGAGGCTGCCGACGCGGCGCTGCCGGCGGCAGGCGGAACCCTGTCGGGGCGGGTCGACGGGACGATTCTCTCGGTTTCGGATGCGCTGATCCTGCCGAAAACGGCCGGCAGGGGGATGAAGGTCGACGTCGCTTCGCCCACGTTCCCGTGGAAGGATCTGATCGGCGACGTCTCCCCGAAATTCTCCGGCGTCGGCGCGCCGGTCCGCGCCGCCTTCCGCGCCGGCAGCGTGGCGAACTGGTTCTACGCGGCGAACGATCTGCTCGACCTGATCTTCCATGTCCCGCACGATTACCTGCCCGGCTCGGATCTGTTCATCCATCTGCATTGGGGCCACAACGGGACGGCCATCAGCGGCAGCCTGAACGTCGACTTCCATACCACCTACGCCAAGGGCCACAACCAAGCGAACTTCGGGGCCGAGATCACGGCGGCGCTCGCCGTCAGCACCCCGGACATCGCCACCGTCCCGCAATACCGGCATCGGGTCGACGAGATCCAGTTGTCGGCCGCGAGCCCGACGGCGGGTCAACTCGACACCGATGACATCGAAGTGGACGGCCTGATCCTCATCACGGCGGTTGTCACCGCCATCCCGACGATCACGGGCGGGACCACCAACAAGCCGGCATTCTTCACCGCCGACATCCACTACCAGTCGACCGGCGTCGGCACGAAGAACAAGGCCCCGAACTTCTACGGCGCATGACCGTGACCGAACCTTTCGACAACATCGACGATGCGTTGGAGCAACAGCGCGAGGAGCAGGAGCGCGCCGATGCGGCGGCGCGCGCCCGCAACTGGCAGCGCACGATCGACCTCGGGTTCATGGCGCAGCAGTTCATCGACAGCGAACTCGGCCGGATCATGGAGGCGGACGCGCGCGCCGAGCGGATCAAGCTCACCGAGCAGCACGTTCTCCTCGACCCCGACAACCCGGAGGATCTCAAGCAGATGCGTGACATCCGCTTCCGGGTATCGGTCCTCAACTGTTGGCAGGAGTTCTTGAAATCCTACGTTCAGAATGGGCAAGCCGCACAAACGCAGTATCAGGAATCGGGGCAAACCGATTGAAGTGTCCCGTCTGCACCTGTGACACGGTTCCCGCCGGCCGGGCGAACCTGAACAAGACCTGTGAGGATCACAAGTTCGGGTCGATGATCTTCCCGCGCGCGCCGCAGGACGTCGAGTACACCCGCTGCCTCGGCTGCGGGTTCGTGTTCTCCCCCGAGTTGTGCGCCCATTCACAGGACTGGTATCTCGAACACGTCTACAACGACGAGTACAAGAAAGCCGACCCGGACTACGTCGAGGCGCGCCCATTGGCGAACGCTCGATGGCTCGCCAACTATTTCGATCGGTCGAAAGAGCAGATCCGCCATCTGGACTACGGCGGCGGCAACGGCAAGCTCGCCGACATGATGCGCCGGCTCGGATTCAACTCGGAATCGTGGGATCCGTTCGTCGACGCCCCGCTGCCGGCGGACCGCAAGTTCAACCTCATCACAGCGTTCGAGGTCGTCGAACACGCTCCCGACCCCAAGGCGCTGCGCGCTGAACTCTTGCGCCACATGGATGACGAGGGCGCGCTGATCTTCTCGACGCTGACCTCGGATCACGTCGGCAACCATTGGATGCCGCGCGACTGGTGGTACGCATCCCCGCGCAACGGTCACGTCTGCCTGTACACCAAGGCGGCCCTGCGCAAGCTGTTCTTCCCCCTCCGCGTGTTCAATATGAGCGAAGGGGTTCACATGGCGGTCGGCTCTTTGCCTTCGTGGCTTGAGGGATCGCTAAAATAGCCCGCTAGGAGATTCGCAATGCCCCTGAAACCCGACGTTATCCATACGGACGCGCCGGCCGCCACCGAACAAGGCAGCCTGCCCGACCTGAACGACCCGAACGCATCGCTCTCCCGAGCCGACGCAATGGCCGTCATGCGCGCGCGCAGGCGCGAATCCTTCGTCGCGGAAATGGACCCGGTCGAGGCGAAAGACTTCCTCGCCGCCGCGCCGCCCATCACGACCGCCGACCCGAACGCTGACCCGGATGCGGATGCCGGCGATGCCGAGGCCGCCGCCGCGCGCGCGCGCCTCGAAGCGGCTGCGGCCGCCGAAAAACCGGAACCGATCGACGCCGGGCAGCAACTCGAAGCGCAACGCTCCGAAGAACTGATCCTCTCCGACGAGGATCTCGCCAAGTACAAGATCCGCACCAAGGTCAACGGCAAAGAGGAGTTCCTCACCGTCGACCAAGTCCGCGCCGGGTTCCAGAAAACGGCGGCGGCCGATCAGTACCTTGCCGAATCGAAAGCCCTGTGGGCCGAGGTCCGGCAAGCGCAGCAAGCGCAGCAAACAGCAGCACCCACCGAGAAAACCCCCGCACCCACCAGTACGGGGTCGGACGAGGCCGCCGATGGATTCGTCGAGGCCATGTTCCAAGGTGACACCGATGCGGCGAAGGCGAGAATCAAGGAATTGGTGACGGGGCGCGCAATGGCTACCCCGGACGACTTGGTTCGCAACATTACCCGCGCAGTAAAGCTCGACCTCGTCAAAGAGAGTGCATTGCGGCAGTTTGAGAAGGATCACGCAGTCGTGATGGCCGACCCGATGTTGAAGCGTGTCGCCGATACGTTCCTGCTCGAAGAAACAGGCGGAGTCCCCCTCGAAAAGATGGACCCCGAACTGATCCCCGAGATTCTGGATCGCACCGGCAAGCGCACAACGGAGTGGCTCGCCCATCTGCCGACTGCTGCGCCGGCTCAAGCGCGGGCAACCACCCGAGACGAAAAGAGAGCATTGAAGGCCGGTATCGACGAACTGCCCGCTGCGGCAACGCGCGCGGCATCAACGGTTCCTCCGCCCAAATCCCCAAGCGATCGGATCGCTGAAATGGCGGCGGCCCGAGGACAGGCGTTGCATCGGCCCTAACCCATCCCTTTTCATTTCAGGAGTTCGCAATCATGGCCGGACAAGTATGGATGACCGCCTCCCTCGGCGGCTACATGTACTCGGAAACTCTCTCCGACGTACTGCGCTTCGCGCTGCAACCGCTCGTCAAATTCAGACAGTTCGCGGACATCAAGGACGCGGCGGTGCAGGGCAAGAACAAGGGCGACACCTTCCATTGGAACGTGTACAGCGACGTCGCCAACCAAGGCACGACGCTCGCCGAAACGGCGACGATGCCCGAGACGAACTTCACGATCAGCCAAGGCACGATGACGATCGGCGAGTTCGGCAACAGCGTCCCGTTCTCCTCGAAGCTCGACGATCTGTCGAAGCAACCCGTGATGGAAATCATCGACAAGGTCTTGAAGAACGACGCGAAGAAGGCGATGGACATCGCCGCGCACGCGCAGTTCAACGCGACCCCGATGCGGATGATCGCCACGGGCGGCACGGCGACGAACGCGGTGACGCTGTACACCAACGGCACCGTGACCGGCACCAACAACGTCGCGCTCGGCAAGGATCACATCAAGGCGATCGTCGACATGATGAAGGAGCGGTCGGTTCCGCCCTACGTCAACGACGACTACATCTGCCTCGCGCACCCGACGACGCTGCGGACGCTCAAGAACGACCTCGAAAGCATCAAGCAGTACGTCGATCAGGGCTTCCGCATGATCCTGAACGGCGAGGTCGGGCGCTACGAGTCGGTGCGTTTCGTCGAGCAGACGAACATCGCCAAGGCGGCGTGGTCGGCGAACAACAAGTCGAATTGGGCGTTCTTCTTCGGCCAAGACACGGTCGCGGAAGGCATCGCCATCCCCGAGGAAATGCGTGGCGCGATCCCCTCCGACTTCGGCCGGAAGAAGGGCGTGGCGTGGTACTACCTCGGCGGCTACGGCATCGTCCACACGGCGGCCGCGCAGGGCCGGATCTTCAAGTGGGATAGCGCGGCCTGATCGCGTCTCCTGTCTGAACTCCTCCACGGGGGGTGGGGTACTCCCTCCCCGCTCCCCGTCTTTTTCGGAGCATGACGCGATGGCAAGCGAGTTCCTCGAAGTACCCGGTACGCTCCCGGACCACACGGCCGCCTCACAGCGGACGACGAATCTGGAAGCGAGCGGCTGTTCCGCCGCCGACCTCAAGCGCGGCTTCATCGAGCATCCCGTCGAGCGCACGTCCGTCTTTTCCGAGGATGTGACCGGCGAGAACACGGTTGGCAACCCTTTCACCTACGGCGGCTTCCTCGGCCGTCCTCCGGGTACTGCCCGGTAAGGAGCAACGCATGGCAGATCTCATCAAGGTCGGTCCCGCGAACGGCGTAACGCCGGGCGACGACCGCAGCTATCCGAACCGTGGGACGAGTTCCGGCCTCGTCAACAAGGGCGAGCCCTACGGTGCGGACATTGGCGTGAACGCGACGAACCGCCTCGGCGGATTCAGCGCGGACAGCGACCCGATGGCGAAGGAATTCGCCGATGACGAACGGCAGACGATGCCGGGCGGCCATCAACACAACGGCGGCCGGCGCATGGGCGGCACCGGCTCGGACGAAATGATGGACACGACGCCGGGCGACGAAGGCCGGGCCGGCGACCGGGACTGACATGACGTTCGACCCGACTCGGCCACACGGGATCCTGTACGGGACCGATGACGGTCGCGCCTTCGAGCAGGACGGCAAGTTCTACCAGATCGACGGTACAGAGTGGACTCCGCCGGCTCCGGCCGGCGAAGTCGCTCCGCCGACCGAGAGTGTCGCTCCGCCGGCCGAGAATGCCGCGCCGCGCGCGCCGCGCGCGCCGCGCGCGCCGATGCCGATCAAGGTGGTGGCGCTCGAATGATGGATCCCCGCGAAAAGGTGAAGTACGAGTTCGTGCGCTACACGCGCGGGGTTGGGCTCGATCTCGGGACCGGACCGCACGGGTCATTCCCGCAGTTCATCAAGGTCCGCCGCAAGACCGACGAGGAGTACATGAACTCGGCGGCGGCGTTTCTCGAAGTCGACCACTTCGGCCGGCTCGACTCGATCGACGACGGGAAGTGCGACTTCGTCGTGGCGGCGGCCGCGTTGCTCGAACAGCCCGCCCCGGTCGACTGCCAAGGCGGCATCGACTTCATCGACACCCTCTCCGAGTGGCTGCGCTGCATCCGGGTCGGCGGGCATCTGTGCATCTACGAGCCGGACTCGACGGCGCTCTCGATGCTGCTGCACGTCGCCAAGTGCGCGAGCGAGAAGTACCCGCTTGGCGTCATCCGCTCCGGGCAATGGGATGGCGGCGGGGTCTACATGATCCTGCGCAAAGAGGATCCCGACAGCCCGCTTTCATTCAGCGACTACTCCTCCATCCCGGACAACTGCAAGCCACCGAAAA